AGCCGCCGTACGCGAGCTTGAGGAAGAGGGCGCATTGTATGTCGACCCTTCTGAGTTGAAATTGGTCAGGGAACACACGTGTGGCAAGATGCAGTGCAAGCAGTACTGTGTAGACTACGCGAGAACGGTACCATCGTCTGTGATCACTGCTGACCGATTGACTGACCTCAAGTTCCGCACAGCGGCTGTCATTCAGGAAGAGCATGCACCCAAACTCATTGCGCACTGCATTAAGGAGGTTATTCGCGACGGGATCTTTATTCCGGGCGTTTTTGGTGACACTGCACCACTGCAGCTAACCACTTCCTCCCCAAACAATAGTCCTGGACATGTGACTATGCACAATGGCGACGGAGCACCGGGTTCTAGTGCAGACTTGCACCCGGCATACGAAGTCAAAGCGGTCGCAGCTGAAGCGAACGTCATAGGGCCATCCCAGGCTGAAGACTACACGCATTCACACGTTTGTCCCGTGTGTGCAACGGAGTATACCCATTCTCACAAGCACGACAAGAGGTTCCAACATAAGCCTCGCGCCGGTGCATGTACTAACGAGAATAGCTCCCAGCACAAGAATGCGTGCAAGAGGTCTGTGGGTGCTCTCACGAGCCGCGAGCCGGGGGAAATCAGGCAACCCCCGGTAAGTAGCCCGGTGAATGGGTACGGATCCCCTCATCAAGGGAAGAGTGCAGGGAAGGGGAAGGCTGGTAAGACCGGTGGCAAGGGTTTGAGCCACCCTACCGCCGTGAGCCAGAACGCTGGTAAGTCGCAAGCAGTCGTTGCTGCTGAGTCAAAAGGTAAATGTGCTGGTAAAGCTGCGTATACGAAAGGGCGACCTACCGTCCCCGCAGTGGCATCAGTGCGAACGACCCAGACGGCAGCAGTGGCTGTGACGCCGGTGCCTAACACCCCAACCGTTCCACCTATTGTCGATGAGGTGTCCCGCGTTAGTGAAGGCCTTCATTCCGCCGAGGGCGATATGTCGAGCCGCGCTGCTTCACTCACAATCCGTGTGTATGGAGCCGCAGAGCAAGCGGGAACCAGCGGCCACCAAAATCCCGAAGGTGGTGACACTGTTGTACGCCCCCCAGGCCCGGGGGACGTGCCGCAGTAGCTCTCTTGCGCCCCACTGAGAGAGTAGGTCCCAAGTGGGACCGAGGCACCCGCCCTCCTTTATGGGTGGGGAGTGGCCATTTTGGCCAGACACAGGCACCTGCCTGAGGACGTAACGTGGTACTGTACCAGTACAAGCACAACTTCTACAAGGTCACGCACTGTCAGTGAGTGCGCACTTCCTTCACCGCTATGGCTATCCAGCTGTATCGTGGCAATAATCGCCAAGTAGCCAATCCCGGGCCCTCGGGATTCAATCTCTCGCACAAGCAGCAAGTTGCCGTTGCGAAGGTTGCTGGTAATGCTGGGCGTATGGCACTTCGTGCCATGTTTGGCCGGCAGAACGCCGGGGGTGACTCGCGTGACGCGGTCACCGCACGTCGTGGACAACGCGCAGGCGGAGGTCCGCGTCGTACACGCGGTGGCCGTGGTGTCATGTTGAGTGCACCAGGCGCCGGTAAAGGTCAAGGATGGGACCACGCCGATTACCTTGCTATGTCCGGACAGGATGCCCGGAACAAAGCGTGGCTCACCACTCCTGCCTCCTCGAATCTGATGGCCCCAAGAGGTCATGGGTATTATGATGCGTTCGCCAACCACGCCGCGCAAGCAATGACCAACATGTCAATTGGTCCTGCAACTCCAATTGCTGCAAAGGCACGTGTCCCCAACAAGAGCATGCCGCAAGGTATCGACACTGGTAAGGACATTGGCGCGAACTCCGGCAACGCCCAACTTCTCATCATCGGCCCAGCCGCTGGCTCAACTCAGGGAACCGTGTTCTGTCGGAGCGCTGCTCCAGGCACACAGGGAACCCAGCTTATCAACAGCAAGCCGATTGACGCTTCAGCGTTGCCTCTGCAGACTTATCCTACGACTCCAGAAGAGTACTTGCCACCGGGAGATCTCCGTGAGGTCATTCCAATCAGGTGCTCGGTCAGGATTCGTAATTTCACTGCCGAGATCAATCGAGGGGGGATCGTACACGTTCTACGAATGACCACCGGTATAAATCTCATCCCACAGAACGTCACCAACGACGATTTCGATGAGATTCTGGACAACATCCGCGACCATGCACGGACCAGGACATACGACGGCGCAGAATTTTGTGGGACTGGCCTGCAGAAGAACTGTGTCGTCGCAGACCAGTCGCGGAGCCTCTGGTTCCAGAACTTCAATCAAGCCACCATCTCCTCCGACGTACCGTGGGCTCTTGACAAAGCCCCACAGACACCAGGAGGCACTCCGGTAGAGTATCCTGTATTCCCTGTGGAGAAATACCTGTATGACCCGACCTACACCCCGATCGCTATCCTATTCGAGCCGTTCGTCAACGTTCAGCCCGGAACAGGTGGCCCAGTCGGCAACTCGTACGGCATCACCATACAGACCCAATTCCTCGCACACTACAAGCAGGGCACCATGCTCGCCAATCTCGCGATCTCACCCATGTCCGACGCTAACAAGCTCAATGCCCACCGAGACAAAGAAGAACGCTCCGGCTCTGCCATGCAGAAAGTCGCTGACGTTGTCGTTGGTGCTGGCAAGTTTGCTTGGGAGCACCGGGCAGAGCTCGCTGCTCTCGCACCCATGGTGATGTGAGCACCCGCCACGACCCCGTGAAGAAGTGCCCGCGCGAGCACCTGTACAGTCG